TTATAAAATTCTATGTTTATTATTCCTTGCTCTCTTGTGTAGCTCCATTTTTCGTGTATAAATTTGCCATCTTCCAGATCATAAATAAAGCCGTCATCTTTTATTTCAACTTTCCATTTATTGCCTGGACTTGTCATAAAATTAACAAATTGATTGTTTTCAGTTGTGATTTCCCATTTGCCCATTATATTTACATCTTCGCCAAAGTCATAACAAAAAGCATTTATTGAAAATATGAGTATTATTAGTAATTTTTGCATTACTTTGTTTCCTTTATATTTATTTTTCCATTATTTGCTTTTTCTTTTATTTTTTCTAATTTTTCTAAGAATTTTTGAGTTTCTGAAATTTGTTCGTCTAATGCTAAACCTTGGTTTATTAGTCTTATTAGTTCTGGTTTTTCTTTTTCCCAGTTTGTGAGCGTATTTCTAGTGATATTTAATTTATCTGCTAATTCTTGCCTAGTCATTTTTAGCACTTTTTGACAAATTATTTGGCATTTTATTAATTTTTAAGGTTTTTTTATTTAACATTTCACTATCCAAATGCACAATTATTGTGCATAGTTTTTTGATTTTTTGTGTCGCAACAAAATTATATCAAAAAAAAGTTTTTAAATCTAACATAATTGTAATTATATCTGTAATTATTTTAGATTTTGCCCTGAATATGGCTTTAAACTGTTCTGGCTCCGTTTGGACGAAACACCTTTTCGGAGCCAAGTTAAATGGTGTTTCAAATAAATAAAAAAAGGTGTTAAACATGCAAATCGTTAAATCTGACTATGATTTAAAATACATTCTAAAAGGTGGTCTTGTAAGAAGTTCAGCTTCTGGCAAGTTTGAGGGTAATGATTACTCTTCTTCTGTTCGCATATCTTCATCAAATATCTATGACGTCGAAAACGAAAAAACTGGCTTTACTGATGAAGTAGAGCAAAAAGTCGTTTTTAAGATAATTTGCCCAGACAACAACACTGCCGGACTTGTAGCTAGTGCGATAAAAGAGAAATTTCGTAAAGGCGAAGATATACCGGTTGAAGGTGGCTTTCCAAACGATCAAAGAATTATCACAATAGCAAATCCAGTTGAATACTTCCTGTTTGACACAAAGCCAGCTAAAAAGACTGAAAACAAGTAAATAAAGGGGTTTAGCCCCTTTAACTATTTAAAAAAGAGTGTTTCCTTTTTTAAGTAGTTAAAGACTACTAAATTTCTTAAAAAAGGATTTCAGATGAAATTTCTTGCTTCTGCTAAATCTAAGGTTTTAGCTGGTGTTGCGGCTGTTAGCGTTCTTTCAAGTAATGCTTTGGCTGCTGGTATAACAATGGCTTCTGACGGCACTGTTACGGGTGATCTTAATGTTGGTCCGTTTATGAGTATCGCTGGTGCTGTTCTTGTTGCTTATGGCGTATTCTTTGCTGTTAAAAAGGGTCTTGGTCTTTTGAAATAAAAGGCTTTTTTCTCTTTGAAATAGTGTTGCCCCTTTAAAAAGGGGCTAATTTTTAAAAAGGTTAAAAATGTATTTTGATTTTATAGACGTTACAAAATTTGGTATATTTTTAAACTCTTTCTTTGGTGCTGTGATCGTTTTCTTTGCGATAGTTTTTTCCATATCTTCAGCTCTTAGCCTTTTTAAAAATTAGCCCTTAAATTTATAGCTTAAAGCAGAGTGCGAAGCAAAGCTTTAAGCCGACAAACGAAGTGCGTCAGTAATGTATAGGATGTAAATATTATGGATAAAGTTTATCTAAATTTAACGCTCGAGCAATATAACTTCTTGATGTCCCTTACTGGGGCATTATGTGGGTTTTTACTCTGTATGTTTATTTTCATGGTTTTATCCAAAATTTAAAAAAGGTGTTTAAAAAATGTTTAGTGTAATTGGTGTCCCAGCTTTTGATTACTTTTTTTCAATATTTGTTTGGTTCATGATCTTAACCCTGCCGATCTGTGCTGGCTTAGTCCTATTCACAAAAAAGGTTTTTTAAGGATTTCTTATGAAATTTCTTTTAAAGTTTTTTTGTCTGCTTAGTTTTTTAAGTTCTTTTCTTTTTGCTGATCTTAAAATTTATACTGATGTAAATCTTAATGGTTATGATTTTAAGCCTATTGATATGAAATTTCTAAAGGGTAATAATTTACTTGGTTTTAGAGATAGTAGTGGTTATATTATTTATCCCTTTACTTTTGATCACTCATATTATTCAGGTTCTAAATACTCTCCAGGTTTTTATTGGGGTGCTGGTAATTTCGTTTATTTTGGTGGAGATGTAGTTTCTAATCATTTATATGTTGAAATGGATACTTGGAGTTATACTGTTTATGGTATTTCGAATGATCCTAATCAACCTTTTTTAACTTATTCGTCTTTGTTATTTTTTCGTTTGGGTGATCGTCTTGCTACTTGTGGCGCAAATCAAGAATTTAATACTGAAACAAATAAATGCGTTGATTCTTGTCCTGCTGGTCAGAATTGGGATGTTGATATTGATGCTTGTGTGAATGATTGTACTGATGCAAGCGTTAATAAACTTGGTATTTTTAATGGTACTACTCAAGGTGGTTGCATTGATTGTTCTTCGGTTTATTCTAATGATGGTATTGCTTCTTGTTTATGTACTGGTTTAGGTTCTTCTTTTTCTGGTTCTCATGCTTTTCTTTTTGATAATGAAAAGCCTGGTGTTGTTCATGCTAATTGTGATAATGGTGTTAGTATTGTTTTTAAGCATCGTGTTGATGAAGATCCGGATAAAGATAAAAAGAAAGATAACAACTCCACAAATTCAAGCGATAAAGACAAAGAAAATCCTAAACCTGACAAAGATAAAGATAATCCAAATCCTGATAAAAAGGACAATAATGAAAATTCAAACAACCCTAGCGGAGAGGGTGGCAACCCTTCAAATAATAATAGTGGTGGCTCTGCTGGTAATGGTTCTAGCGGTGGCGGTGGGACTGGTGTAGAAACTAAGCCAAATCCTAATAACGGCAATGGCAAAGAAGACGGCAAGAGTGACGGCAAACAAGATAGCAAAGGCGAAGAAGGTAATGGCGATGATAACATTGGACCTGCTAAATTAGATTATGAAGGTTTAAAAGCTAGTTCTGAAACTTTTGAAGGTCAATTTAAAACTGCCATTGATGATAGCTTTAGTTTTGTAAATGATGTAAAAGCTAGTTTAACTGATACTTTGCAAAAGATTAAAGACGGAAATTTAATGTCTTTAAAAAAAGGTGCTGTGCCGACAACTTGCCCTTTGAGTTTTCAAATTGATATGACTTATTTTTCTAAGAATTTAACTTTTGATTTTTGCAAAATTGTTTCGCCAGTCTCTTCATCTCTTTATATTTTATTTTACTTGGCTTTCTTTATCTTGTTTTTGGTTGTAACTATTAAATTATTTATTTTAACGTTTATGGGGTGGTAGTTATGCCGGCGATTATAGCAATGATTGTTAATTTTTTTGGTTTCTTTAAATGGGGTAAGATTGTTGATTATGCTCTTCGTGCGGTGGCATTTTCTAAAATGGTTATCATTAATGCTATTTTGGGCGGTTTAATCCTTTCTTATGCAACTGCTGTTCTTTATATAATCAATTTTATATATTCTAAATTTAATTTTGTAGTTGATTATGTTAATAATTTGCCAACTGGCAATGATAAAATTTTAACTACTGCTTTGGCTTTTATAAAGTCCCTTGGTGCTTGGAATGCTTTTTGTGATGTAATGGCTATCTTTTCACCTATCTTTTTAAGCTTCTTTCTTATCTATGCTACAAAGATAGGCATTGTCGTCTTTAAATTTGTTCGAGAAACAATTTTATCTTTTATCGTTGCGAAGTCTTAAAATGATTACATATTTGATCGGTAACCCTGGAAGCGGTAAAACATATTACGCTGTATATATGATTTATCAGACCTTTTTATTTGAGCCAAAAAAGACCTTCTTAACTAAATTTGTTAAACCTAAAGAAAAGCCAGATTATTCTTTTTGTTATACGAATATTAATGAGTTTAAATTTGAGCTATGCGATAAATTTAAGAAGTTTGATTTTGATGAATTTTATTTAGGCTTAAGAAATTTATACGCTCTTTACAAGACTGGTGCTACCGATAACGAAGTAAATGAAAAAGCTAAAGAGTTAAATTTATTTGGTTGTTTATTCGTTCTTGACGAGTGTCACAACTTCTTTAAAAATCAAAAAGATGAAATTTTAGTTTGGTGGCTTACATATCATAGGCATTTATATCAAGATATTTATCTCATTACTCAAGACTTAACTTTAGTCAATAACGAATATAAACGTATTGCAGAGAAATTTTATAGAGCTTCGGACAGCTCACGAAGATTATTTTCAAAAAAGTTTCGTTATGAAATTTATGCATCTTATAGGCTTTTTAAAAAAGATAGATTAGAAATTATCAATATTCCGTTTCTTCAAGAAGTTTTTGACTTATACCACTCAGGGCAAAGCTCAAATATAAAATCATTTGTTCGCTTTTACTTTTTCTTAGCTTTTTTAGTTTTTATTTTTCTCTTGCTTTTCTTTTATTTTGTCGTAATGTCTTTATTTGAAACTGATAAACCTAAAAATGAGAATTTGCCTATTGAAAACAAAATTCCTGCTCCAGTTTCCGAGCAACCTAAAAATTCAAGTTTATTCTTTGATGATAAAAAGCCTAAAAATAATAATATTGACCTTCCTGAAATTTACATTTATGATATTACTTGCCTTAACAATAATTGCCATTTTAGCGATGATTATCATTTATACCCATTATCATTAATTACTTATATTTCTTCAACACATACCCCATTATATTTTTATTTCGAGCCAAAATCTCACGAGCTTGTTAAATACTATTACGTATTTGACAAGCCAGTTTTTCAAAATTTACAAAAAAATAACAAAGGTGTTTCCGATGAAAAGTTTAATCAAATTCCTAATTCTTCCGTGTCTGCTATTAAATAGCCTTTTTTCTGCCGAAATTTACACTGATTTGCTAGATTTCGCGCGTTTAACAAGCAAGGCTAACAATATAGCTATTGTAACTGATGAGAGCATTCATCAAGGCGAATACTATTTTATCTATCAAGATGAAGTAAAAATTACAATTTCGATGTTTAGAAAGATGCTTGAAGCAAAGAATTTGTATCTTTACAAAAAAGATAATTTCTACTATGTAAGCTCTCAAAAATTGCCTGATTATGATTTGAGGCGTATTGATCTTAAAAATTACGTTGTCGAAGATGTCAATAAAATTTTAAGTCAGTTTGATCTAAATGCTACCTATGCGACCGCTTCAAACTCTGTCTTTTTTAGAGCTGATGATTATATTTTTGATCAAGTGAAAGATGCTATCGCTAAGATAGATAAAAGCTTAGAGCAAGTAACATTTAAGCTTACAATTACCGAAACAAATTTAAAAGATCTAAAAGATTTAGGCACAAATTTACAAGGCTTACTTAAGCCACTTAATCACGGCGATTTAGCCTATTACATAAATTTAATTACTTCCCCTTACATTACAAATTCAAACGTCATAAAGAATAATGATAGTGCATTTTTTGGCATATTAAATTTTCTTGATACAAACGGCATTACAAAGATCATCTCTTCGCCAGTCTTGACGGCAAAAAATCACACAGAGGTTTATTTTAGTTCTGTCCAAAATATCCCTTATCTTGTTTCAAAAACTGATATATCTAACGTTAATTATCAAAAGACCGATAGCTATGAATATAAAGACATTGGTTTAAAAATCAATCTAAAGCCTATTATTTTATCCGATCACATCGATTTCGACTTACATCTTATATTAGAAGATATCCTTTCTCAAAGTTCATCTTTAACGCCCATTGTTTCAAAGAAAGAACTTAAAAGTTCATATTCTTTAAAGCGTGGTGACGTCTTGGTTCTCAGTGGTATCAACAAAAAGACCACTGCTAAGCAACGTAATGGCGTGCCAGTTTTAAAAGATATTTGGCTTCTTAAGTATCTTTTTTCAGTAGAGCAAGACAGCGAGATTAACTCTGTTTTAACTCT